AATACCTGTATTAACAGATTTACCTGAATCAAAACCTACAAAAGTATTTTGATCACCAGTAGTAATAGCAGTACCAGCTTCATCACCTATGACCGTATTATAGTTACCGCCAGAAGCAATGCTGTTACCTGCGTTTAAACCAAGACGTAAATTAGATGTACCTGCTGTAACTGTTTGAAATGATCCATCATCAAATATTTTTATTAAATTAACACTATTGGCTGAGTCATTAATTCTAATACCATTTGTAGCGTTTCCTATTATAAAACCTGAGTCTCCAAATGTAAAAGTACCCCCTAAATTAACTGCACCATCGATGTCCACTACATCTAGGTTTGTTGTGCCGTCTACGTCTATGTCACCAGAGATGTCTAACGAAGCAAAGACAGAAGTGCCTGTTGCTGTAACAGTGCCAGATACGTCTAGGTTAGCATTAACATCTACTAATGTAGCATTAAGTTCAATCTCATCTGTAGCATTAATATCTAGTACAGTTGCGCTGGGGGCATTGATGAACTGTGAAGCATCATTAAACTGAATAGCCATTGTACTGTTAAGCAGTAGTCCTGTGTCAGCTACGTGTGTCAGTGTAACATCTGTATCTGCACCAAAGCCTAGCACAGCAGCATCACTGTCTAGCGTAAGGTCATCACCAACTAACAAGTCATTGTTAATATCAACTGCACCAGTTACAGCTAGAGTACCTGTAATGCTTGCGTTCTCATCAACATCAAGAGTATCTATATGGGCTGTACCATCAAGGAACAGGTCTTTATACTCTAAGGAAGATGTACCAAGATCAACCGTATTATCAGTCTTGGGGCGTAGTACGGAAGCTGTAGCTACAACATCTTGGCTAGGGCCAATCGTTTCAATAGGAGCACCTTCACCAGCAGTACCATCGTGGGTATGACCTGATGAATTGTTAAATGCAGATTGTACTGCGTCAAACTCACCATCTAAGTCAGACGCATTGATAATGTTTCCGTCAGCAATATTGTTTGCTGTATCGTTACGTGTGTAACCTGTTCCCATAACTTACTCTCTCTTCCTTATTGCCTGTCGTGCGCTGCAAACTCTAATGTAGCTGCGTCTAGTGAGAACGGTGGATCTGTTCCCTCAAAGTTATATTGTATTGATACAACAAAACCTGAACCTACTACTTGATTATTAAATACAGATACTAGTTTACCACCATAACTACCTGCACCAAAAGATGATACACCGTAAAACGCAACAGTAGCTGTTGTATTAGCTATAGGTACAGATGTAGGTTGTATCTTATTAGGTTCATCAAAATCAAACTTTAATGTTGCGTTACCATCTACTGAACCTTCAGGGTCAATGTATGTAGACAGTTTATACATTGTCTTTCTTATACGTGGATCACCCATAGCAAAGAAAGGTGTACTAAATGAAGCTAGTATATTTGAACCATCAAAGCTATTACCGCTCTCCATGCGATATACATAGCCATCACTATTAGCAAATATAATTACTTCATCTGCATCTTCAGTAGAAAATACGCTATCCGCTATATAAGAACGTATACCCTTAGTTTCAGCCCACGCCATACCTTGTGAGGTTTGATCAGCAAACTGTGTACCAAGTATACCTTGTGATGAATCCTCACTAATAGCTGCAGCATAACCAAATAATCTGTACTGGTTTTTCTTTCTAATTACACATGAGCTAAACTTAGTATTAGAACTAAACAGTTGATTTGTTTCACCTTGAATAGGTCTTGACGCAACAGCTAAACCAAAGTCACCAATACGATCAGTTGCACTTAGTAGTCTAATACCGTCAGGCCCAACAAATGCAATGTCACCACCTACCTCTTGAATAGTATCTTCTTTAATACAACCAATGTCTAGTGATATAGGTTGTAACTGAAAGTCAGCTATTGTATTACCTACAAGCCTATGTATTTTACCACGGCTAAATATAACTAACTGTTCACGAAAAACTATTAAACCTGTTATGTCATCTGTGACATTTATAACACCCGCACCATTAGCTGCAGTGAAGTCATTATCTGTAAATGGTGCAGTAAAACTTAATGTACTACCTTTACCAAAGAATAATTGGCTTTTAAAGGATACTACATGATCAGCACCATCTACATCACTTGGTGCAGCAGTAAGTTCTGTAAACGTTGTACCATTATACTTATATGGTTTGTTAGTACCGTCTACTACCATAACCTCAGGTGTACCGCTAAAGTTATATCTAGTAAATCTGTTTACACCGCCTAGTGACCTCTCTGTAGCTAAGAACGTAATAGCTGCATTATCAGCAGGGCTAGAAGCTAGAGCAGGGTTAATCGCTAAAGTAGAACCACCAGAGCTTACTGTAGCATCTGACGTAACCGTGTAAACTTTCTCAATACCTGCTACAGTAAATGTGTCACCTGCCTGTGGTGTGCCTGTAAGTCCATCTACTGCTAGACTTGAACCAGTTTGACTTGCACCGTTTACTAGTACAGTTCCATATGAAGGTACGTTTATTTGTGTCCAACCTGATCCGCTAGACTTAAATATATCACCGTTACGATAAGCTACAGCATTCTGATTAAAGTAGTACAAACCCTCTATTACATCAGATGTATTAGTAAAAGTAATTGCAGCCTTGTCAGCAGGTGAACTAGCTAGTGATGTAGTAAGTGTAATAGCTGCTGAGTTATTAGCTGCACTAAATGTTACACCTGCTGTAGCAATAGTGTAGGTTCCTGTTACACCAGCTATCGTTAATGTGTCACCATCCTGTGGTGTAGTATTAATATTAGCTATGTTTAGTGTAGTACCAGACTGACCACTGCCTTGTATTTTAGGCATACCATATGGTGGTACTGTAGTAGAGTCAAACTTATTAAACCCTTCTATACGTCTATAGCCACCCTCAATAGATGGCTCAAAGTTACGTAAAGTTCGAGCAGAGCCGGGAGAGTTAATACCTTGCTGTAAAGGGCTTATGTTTGTTATTAAGCCACCCTTGAACTCAACAGGGTATGTCTGCCACTGTGTAGGCATATTTAACCAACTCTCGTTGCATTTGAATATTGTGCAGTACGGTGAATACGTGTATCTCTTAAATAGTCATAACGATTAACATAAAGTGTACGCATATTTTTTATACCAACTTCAAACTTTTGTTGCTGAGCACCTGCATCTTGAGTGTTACCTCTAAATAAATATGCATAATACATAGATCCATCTATAATAACATAACGAAACTGTTCTGGTACACTAGGTACATCAGTGGCAGTAATTAAATCTATAGGCAATCTGTAATATTCATATACTAATTCGTAAGCCTTATCTGGAGGTGGCACTAAACCATATTCTATATTAGGAGTACGAAAAATACATTTAGGTAAACTTCTTATAGAACTATTTGTATTATATTCATTGTCAATAAATCTGTCAAGATACTCTTCATAAGAAAGTATTTTTAATTTTTCTGTTTTATTATTAAACGTAGAATTTCGTTTAATACGAAAACTATCCATATCGGGTGTTTTCATATCACTAGGAAAAGCATAGCGTGTTTCACCTGCAGTAAGTGTATCTTCTTGCTCTACATGATTAAAAGGCCACTCAAATTCATTTTGATTAATAAAACGTATAGCTGCATTTACACTATCTTTAGCTGCACTATAAAAACCTACAGCGTTACCAAAATTAGAACTTGTAAGCTCAACTTCGTTTAAACGCTTGTTGACATCATTTACTAAACCTAAAAAGTCATATGCCATATTAGCGTTCCCTTACACGAAGTTTAATACTTCTCTCAGCTATACTACCTGTACTATCAGTCATAGTACAAAAAAAAGTATACTCTTCGTTATTTGTACCACCAGCTACATTAATTGTAGCAACTGTAGTTGTAGCAGACTGAGCAGTGTTTTGAATAGTATCTGTGCTTGCACCACTTGATGCAGTATTTAAATCTTGTCCTGCAGCTAAAGTAGTCTTTGTAGTATATGATGTAGTTTTAACTGACCAAACAACACTTGCTACAGTTGCACTACCTAAGAAACGTGACCAGTCTACACTGTAATCTAACGTTTCATCTGGGTCTTTATTAGGCCATCTAAAACTCATATCTAGTCCTCAGTT